TGGGTTCCACCTAAAAATATACAAAATCGAGTAATAATAAAAAATGGAGTTAAGTATCCCGCCAACGAACATATTGGAGCATTTGGATGTGATAGTTACGACATTAGTGGTACTGTGGATGGTAAAGGTTCTAAAGGAGCGTTACATGGATTAACTAAATTTTCTATGGAAGATGTTCCACCTAATCATTTTTTTTTAGAATATATAGCTAGACCACAAACAGCCGATATATTTTTTGAAGATGTTTTAATGGCTCTTCATTTTTATAGTATGCCTTTACTTTGTGAAAATAACAAACCTAGATTGTTATATTATTTAAAACGTAGAGGATATAGAGGTTTTAGTATGAATAGACCAGACAAGATCTGGAATAAACTTTCTACAACAGAAAAAGAAATAGGTGGTATACCTAACTCTAGTGAAGATGTTAAACAAGCTCACGCTGCCGCTATTGAATACTATATAGAAAACTATGTAGGTAAAATGAATGAAACGTATGGAGATATGTATTTTCAAAAGACTTTAGAAGATTGGGCTATGTTTAATATAAATAATAGAACAAAACACGATGCTACTATAAGTTCTGGTTTAGCAATAATGGCTTGCAATAAGAATAAATATAAACCTATTCAAGATAGACAAAAACTAAAAATAGACTTTGGAATCAAGCGATATAATAATAATGGATTTTTATCAAAAATAATAGATTAATGCAAATAACTTATGGATATAATTCTTTTCCGGATCAAGTAGTTCCAGCTGAGGTTAAAGGATCGTTTGAATATGGTTTGAAAGTAGGTCAAGCTATTGAAGGTGATTGGTTTAGTGGAGCTAGAACTGGTATTGGAAACAGATTTAATAGTAATTACAATAATTTTAGAAACTTAAGATTATACGCTAGAGGAGAACAATCAATTCAAAAATACAAAGATGAATTAGCTATTAATGGTGATTTATCATATTTGAATTTAGATTGGAAACCAGTACCTATTATACCTAAATTTGTAGATATAGTAGTTAATGGACTTACAGATAAAGAATATGAAATAAAAGCTTATGCTCAAGATCCTGATTCATTAAAAAAACGAACTGATTATGCTCAAGCTTTACTTAGAGATATACAAGCTAAAACTTTTATTGAAGATGTAGGAAGAGTTACTGGATTTAATTTATTTAGTTCAGAAGATCCAGAAAATTTACCTGCAAATAAAAAAGAATTAGAACTTCACTTACAATTAGATTATAAACAATCTGTTGAAATAGCTGAAGAAGAAGCAATAAATAATTCATTAGATAAAAATAAATTTGATTTAATTAGAAAAAGATTTAATGAAGATTTAGTAATATTAGGAATAGGTGCTGTAAAAACCTCTTGGAATAAAGCTGAAGGTGTTACAATTGATTATTGTGATCCAGCTAAAATGGTTTGGTCTTATACAGAAGATCCTAATTTTGATGATATTTGGTATGTTGGAGAAGTTAAAGGTATAAGTTTAGCAGAACTTAAAAAAGAATTTCCTTATTTAACTGATAATGAATTAGAACAAATACAAAAATATCCTGGCAACAGTAATTACGCTTATGAATGGAACGGAAGAGATGATAAAAACTATATTCAAGTATTATATTTTGAATATAAAACATATCATGATCAAGTATTTAAAATAAAACAAACTTCTTCAGGATTAGAAAAAGCATTAGAAAAACCTGATACATTTAATCCTATTGAATCAGATAACTTTGATAAAGTAAGTAGATCAATAGAAGTACTATATAGTGGAGCCAAAATATTAGGACATCCTATGATGTTAAAATGGCAATTAGCTGAAAACATGACTAGACCATCTTCTAATATTTCTAAAGTAAACATGAATTATGTTTTATGTGCTCCTAAAATATATAAAGGAAAAATAGAAAGTTTAGTAGGTAGAATTACTGGGTTTGCAGATATGATACAATTAACGCATTTAAAGCTGCAACAAGTACTTTCTAGAGTAGTTCCTGATGGTGTATTTTCAGATGCTGATGGTTTAGCAGAGGTTGATCTTGGTAATGGAACTACATATAATCCTCAAGAGGCTTTAAATATGTATTTTCAAACGGGTAGTATAATAGGTAGATCATTAACTCAAGATGGAGATGTTAATAGAGGAAAAGTTCCTATACAAGAATTAAGTACAAATAGTGGTCAAGCGAAAATACAATCACTGATACAAACTTATCAGTATTACCTACAAATGATAAGAGATGTGACTGGACTTAACGAAGCAAGAGATGGTAGTACTCCAGATGCTAATTCTTTAGTAGGTTTACAAAAAATTGCAGCAGCTAATTCTAATACAGCTACTCGTCATATATTACAAGCTAGTTTATATTTAGCGTTAAGAACATGTGAAAACGTTTCATTAAGAATAGCTGATTCTTTAGAATTTGCACTTACAAATGAAGCTTTAAAATCTAGTATATCAACTTTCAATGTTAATACGTTAAAAGAAATAAATAAACTAAACTTATATGATTTTGGTATTTATTTACAATTAATGCCTGATGAAGAAGAAAAAGCTGTACTAGAACAAAATATTCAACTTGCACTTCAGTCAGGAGGTATAGATCTTGAAGATGCTATAGATTTAAGAGAAATAAAAAATATTAAACTTGCTAATCAAATGCTTAAAGTTAAGCGTAGGAAAAAGCAAGAGCGAGAAGAAAAATTACAGCAGCAAAATATACAAATGCAGGCACAAGCTAATGCAGAAGCTGCTCAACAAGCTGCTTTAGCTGAAGCTCAAAAACAACAAGTTGTAGCTGAATCTACAATACAAATAGAGAAAGCAAAATCTGAATTTGAAATACAAAGAATGCAAAATGAATCTAGAATAAAACAAGATTTAATGGCGTTAGAGTTTTCTTATAATCAAAAATTAGCTCAATTAAAAATACAACAAGACGAGCAACGTGAAAAATTTATTGAAGATAGAAAAGATCAAAGAACTAGAATTCAAGGAAGTCAACAAAGTGAAATGATTACTCAAAGAAAAGAAGATTTATTACCAATAAACTTTGAGTCAAATGGTAATGATACTTTAGGAGGATTTGATTTAGAACAATTTTCTCCTAGATAATTTTTATTAATTTTATATTATTATATTATGTCAAAAGAAGAAATAAAAACCACAGCGAGTGGTGAACTAGAACAAGGTGAATTTAAATTAAAAAAGAAAAGAGGTAGACCTAGAAAATTAGGAGAAAAACCTAACGAGGTTACAAAATTAGATTTAAGTCAAAAACAAGAAAAACAAAAACAAGAAGAAAATGCCATTCAAATCGGAGAAACAAAAGAAGTACCTGTGGGCGAATCATCCACAGATAGCCAGGAAATGGACAAAGAAATACGGGAACAATCCGTTGAAAATGTTACTGAAGAAAAAGAAAAATTAGAATCACCAATTGTAGAAATAACCACTCAACAAGAAGAAGAAAAAGTAGATGAAGTAAAAGAAGAAGAAGTTGAGGAAAAACAAGAAGAACCAGTAATAAAAGAAAAACAACTTCCAGAAAATATAGAAAAACTTGTAAAGTTTATGGAAGAAACTGGTGGAACTGTAGAAGATTTTGTAAGGTTAAATGCAGATTACTCTGATGTAGATAATGTAACCTTATTAAGAGAATATTATAAACATACTAAACCACATCTCGAGAGAGAAGAAGTGGATTTTGTACTTGAAGATAATTTTTCTTGGGACGAAGAAAACGACGATGAGCGTACTATTAAAAAGAAAAAATTATCGTACAAAGAAGAAATTGCTAAAGCTCGTAAGTTTTTAGAAGAATCAAAAAGTAAATATTATGATGAAATCAAGTTGAGGCCATCTATTACTAATGAACAGAAAAAAGCTATGGACTTTTTCAATAGATACAACAAAGAACAAGAGGTAGTAAAAAACAATAGGGAGAAGTTTAGAACAGGTACTGAGAAGTATTTCACTAACGACTTCAAAGGTTTTGAATTTAGTTTTGGTGACAAAAGATTCAGTTACGGCGTTAACAACCCTATGGACGTTGCTAAATCACAATCAGATCTTACTGATTTTCTAAAGAGGTTCGCAGGAAAAGAAGGAGATATTAGTGATTACAGTAATTACCATAAAGCTATCTATGCTGCTAGGAATGCAGATACTTTGGCACAACATTTTTACGAACAAGGCAAGGCTGATGGCGTAAAAGAAATTATGTCAAAATCTAAAAATATAAACACAGACCCTAAACCTACGGATGCAGGTGAAGTATTTATAAATGGTTTAAAAGTAAGAGCAATATCAGGAGTAGATAGTTCTAAGTTGAAAATAAAACGAAGAAAATAAAACTTAAACTAAAATTCAAAAAATTATGGGATTTGTAACAGGTGGGAGTTTTCCCGCATCAATAGTTCCAGCTCAAAATCGAATGGCACTGTCAAGTAACTACTTGTCTTTTACTGATGGTACAGGAGATTTTGCTCAGCAATATTTGCCTGAGCTTTATGAGCAGGAAGTAGAGAGATATGGTAACAGAACGTTGTCAGGTTTCTTAAGAATGGTAGGCGCAGAAATGCCTATGACATCGGATCAAGTTGTTTGGTCTGAACAAAATAGATTACATGTTGCTTATAAAGGATTAGCTGCAAACATTGGTACTCCAGGTGGAAGTGTTTTAGAAATAAAGCCTGATCTATCTGCTGCTGGTGCTGGTGGTGCTGCTGCTGCTAATATGGCTGTAAGAAAAGGACAAACAGTATTGTTATCTGATCAAGCTACTGGATTAGTTACTTTAAAAGTACATGTTACTTCGGTATTTGATAATGCAGGT